GTTCGGAGATAAGAAGAACTGTCCTGTTTCGGAAGAGTACGGAAATATTGTGGAAATGCAGTACAACCCAACTTTGCCTAAAATCATACAGATACAGTTTTCAAAATTCTACTACCCAAAAACAGAACCCGATACCACATGGATCATCGGTGACATGGATCAGATACCACTACAGACAGAGTATTTTTTGGATGGATTAGAATCTGTTTCCGAGGATGCGTATGCTAATCTAAATTATACTTTAACTGCTCAGATGCGTCCAGGAATTCGTTCTGATGGATATCCTGGTATTCCCGCAGACTCGTTTGTTAAACGCGGCGGTGCGGTGAATGGTGGTTATGATCTTCCCGGTCACTATCATGTCGCTAAAGGTAAATTGTTTGAAGAATTGTTCTTTAAAGACAAGACATTTGAAGAAGTAGTTCGTTATGTTATGGAGTCTAAGCGATACGGTTTTCACACGGAAGAATCTCAAAAAACTTTAACCAAAGCCATACATGGAGAGTTTTGGGTTGCCGAAGAGAGTTACACATCCGAACAACTGTGGTATGGTTTGCGTCGTGGTATTGTTAAAGAATTCTATGGTAAAGAGTATCATATTTGGAATCAAAAGATTGACCGAGTAGGAAGATTGGTAGATTCAAACGGAAAATGGATTCCTCAATGGAATGGCACAAATTATATTTACGATGAGGCTAAACTTCGTAACAAAGGATATATGGATTTACATTGCCATCGTCCTTACCATGAGCAAGAAAAGGCTATGCTTAAAATTTTAGAGATTGCGAGGATGATATGAAGATTGATAAAATTGTTTTTTCTGCTACTGAAAAGTATAGTCCATTTTGGAACTATCAATCAAAAGTTTGGAATAAACTTGGTGTAACTCCTGTGTTATTGCTTTGGGGAGAAGTGAAAAATACTACAGTTGATGACACTTACGGAGAAGTTATAGAAAAAAAATATTCTGATGATGCTATAAAATCTCTTCAAATGACTTGGAGCAAATTTTATCATACAAGCACAGAACCAGAAACAACTTGGTTGATAGGAGATATTGATTTATTTCCTTTACAAAGTAACTATTTTCTGTCAAATCTAAAAGATATTTCTAATGATTCTTATGCACATTTAGCCTGTAGACATCAAACTCGCCACGAACCTCCAGCATATTTTGATGGAAAGGGCAGCGAATTAACTGGTGGTCAAAACCTTCCTGCGTATTATCATTTGGCTAAGGGAAAAATTTTTGACTCTGTTTATAAATTTACATCCACTAACTTTTTAGAGTATGTTAACACAATAGTTTCTCAAAAAGTATATGGAAGGGGCATACCACAAGAGTATATGAGATTAACTCCAAAACAAATCGCAAGCAGCATGAACTCTTTAGGAACTAATTTAGGAGCCAAACATTCCATAGAACCATTTTGGTGTGCAGACGAAAGTTATTCTTCAACCATGTTATGGAACGCTATTATTAATAAACTTGTAAATTTTACAGGTTTAAATTTTTCTGTGGCAAATCCCAATCCTTATTTGTGGAATAGAATAGACCGATGTAATTGGGATGGCTCTGATTATTCGTTTGTTGATCTAAAAAGATTGCGTAATAATCAATATATTGATTTTCATTCTGTAGGCCCATCTGAGTCTATGGATAATATAGTTGCTTCTTTTGATAAAATTGAACATCCTTTAAAGCAAATACTGAGTGTTGCAGGAATGCTATGAACTTAGTTTGTATTTCTGGCAGTTCAGGAGTAGGTAAAACTACCGTATCAAAACTGATACAATCTGTGCTTGGAACCAAAGAGTGTTTATGTCTAAGCGGAGATGATCTTCACCGGTGGGAAAGAAACGATCCCATGTGGAAAATCAAAACTCACCTAGATCCTCAGTCAAATGATCTTGAGATGGGGTATGCTCATTTGTTGGAATTATCCAACGGCAACTCTATAATCCGAAAGATTTACAATCACGATACCGGTAAGTTTGATTTTGCCGCAACCATTTCTCCAAAACCTTGGGTTGTATACGAGGGGCTTCATGCTTTGTACCATAGACCAACAGCAGACATGGCAACTCTTAAGATTTTCGTAGACACAGATGAAACCCTAAAAACCGAGTGGAAAATTAAAAGAGACACTAAAAAAAGAGGATATACCGAGAAGCAAGTCATAGAGATGATGAAGCGTAGAAAGATTGATGAGGATCGCTTCGTAACAGTTCAAAAGAAAGAAGCAGATATCGTTATAAAGTTTACTCGCAACCGAGATGCTTCTGTTTCTTTAGACTATGTTTCTGTTAACGGTAGAGGAGTGGAATTGATGGAAACCGTCAAAGAGTTCTACGATTCCATGATGGACTTTATGAGCGTCTGTAAATGGCTATCTCTTGATCCGGCATTAGTTCAAGGTAGAGGGGGCAATGTTTCCGTGAAGTCTGATAGTGGCTTATTGATTAAAGCATCTGGTGCTAAAATGGCTGATGTAAATCTACATCACGGGTTTTGTGTGTGTGACTTTAATAAATCTATACCAAACGAGTTTCAAAATGAGGACGAGTATACCAATTGGGTTCAGAGTTCAAACAAAACCGGTGAACATAGACCATCTATGGAAACTGGATTTCATGCTTTGCTAACAGACCGAGTGGTGATTCATACACACCCAATTCATTTGAACGCAATTTTGTGCAGTAAAGAAGGCAAGTCCTTGATTGCCAATTTGTTTTCTGATATGACCTACGAGTATGTGGAGTATGTTAAGCCTGGCTCTTGTTTGATGTCTAAAATTTCCACAGATAAGAGTGTGTTCTTTCTTGAAAATCACGGACTTATTGTTACGGCTAAGGATGCACAAGAAGCGTTTGAAACCACGGAGAGAATCAATAGTAGATGCAAAAGGTGGTTAAGTAATCATGTTGAATCGTTTGTTGATACTGAAGAAAGTGAAACAGTAAACTCTCCACTTTTTCCTGATGCTGCTGTATTTCCAAACGAAATGCAGTCAACCAACAACTACATACTAGGTCTGTTGACAGGAGCATGTTTAACACCTAAATTTTTAAGCATGAGTGAGATTGAATCTCTGAACGCCATGCCTTCGGAGAAATACAGAAAGGCTTTAGTATGAAAATTATTGTGCCTATGGCAGGAACAGGTAATCGTTTTGTTGAGAAGGGATACAAAGATCCCAAGCCTCTGATTCGGGTGAACGGGAAAAGAATCATTGAATACATTCTAGAGATGTTTGATCCAAATGATGAGATTGTATTCATCTGCAATGATACTCATTTAGCCACAACTGATATGCGAGATGTGCTTCTGAGTTTGAAGCCAAACGCTACGATTGTATCCATGCCACAGCACAAGTTGGGCCCTGTATGGACTGTTAAAGCGGTATACGAACATATTAAAGACGATGAAGAAGTTATTGTTTCATACTGTGATAATCCACACCTTTGGAGCATGGAAGATTTTAGAGATCATGTTAAACGATATCAAATGGACGGGTGTATTCTTACTCACACAGGATTTCACCCGCACACCTTAGCAAACACCAAAATGGCATTTGTGAAAGATGTCGCAGGAACACCATACATTACCGAAATCAAAGAAAAGGCTTGCTATACTGATAATCCGATGAATGAGCATGCTTCTACTGGCATGTATTACTTCAAGCGTGGCTCGGATATCAAGAAGTATTTTGATCTTGCGATGGAGCGAGGTGTACAGTATAATGGCGAGTTCTATGTTACATTGGTTTACAACTTACTGATTCAAGACGGGCTAAAGGTTGGGTATTACGATACTCCGTTTGTTACCGTGTTTGGAACTCCTGAAGAAGTGGAGAACTTTGAGGCTTGGGCAACCATAACCCGAGGCAAGCAAGTAAAGTCTGTAGATGATCTGATTAACTGCTATCTGTATTGGGACTCGTATCACAATGACTAAGATTATATTTGTTGATATTGATGAAACCATTTGTATTACTCCTGATCATCCTCGGGAGTATAAGAAGGCAAAGCCTATTCCTGAAAACATAGAAAAGATCAATCGTTTATACGATGCGGGAAACACCATCATCTATTGGACGGCTAGAGGCAGTAGAAGTGGTATAGATTGGTATGATCTAACCAAGCAACAGTTGGAAGATTGGGGAGCAAAGCACCATGATCTTCGCTGTGACAAGCCGTATTATGATATGTTCGTTGAAGATCGTAGTATTAGAATCGAGGAGTTATCGTGATTTACATTTCTCACCGAGGCAATCTTGACGGAGTTAAGCCAGAACTAGAAAACACACCAGAGTATATCGACTCTGCTCTAGAGCAAGCGTTTGATGTGGAAATAGATTTGCGTATGCGAGATGGTGTTCCGCACCTTGGTCACGATTACGCTCAGTATCCTGTAAGCCTTCAATGGTTGCTTGATCGTAAAGAACAGTTGTGGATTCATGTTAAAGAATTTAAAGCGTTGGCTTGGCTACACCAAACTCCAAACTCACATGAAATTTTTAGATTCTTTTGCCACGAGGGAGATCGCTATACTTTGGTAAGCCGAGGTTGGATATGGTCTCACGATTTAACAAATCCGATGATGAAAAATTGTGTAATTCCTTTGCTAACTAAAGAGTCTGTAGCCGCACACACTTATAACGGATTTGGAGCAGTTTGTTCGGATTTTATATACGATTGTCAGAAAAAGTTTGCTTGACTTTTACGAGATTTAGCGTATAATAATTGTTCTTCATGCCATCTGATAGAACCGAAATTTTAATCCTTCGCTCCCTGCTCCACGATGAAGAGTTTGGCAGGAAAGTTCTTCCATTCCTGAAGCCCGAGTATTTTACCGAGCACGATGAACGAGTAATTTTTGGTTGCATCAGCGAGTTCTACACCAAGTATAACAACAAGCCGAGTGTTGAAAGTCTGTTGGTTGATTTGGGCAAGTATGATACTTTGAACGAAACCGAGTTCAAGAGGATTCGGGAAACAGTCAAGAGTTTCAAGACTCACGAGGTAGCGGAACCACAATGGTTACTTGATAATACTGAAAACTTCTGCAAGGAAAAGGCACTTTACAATGGAATCATGGAATCCATTCAAATTATTGATGGAAAGTCCAAAGACAAAACTAAGACTGCTATTCCAAGCATTCTTTCTACTGCTCTTGCAGTTAGTTTTGATAGTCATATCGGTCACGATTTTATTGGTGACGCGGACAAACGATACGATTTCTATCATACCGTAGAAAAGCGTATTCCGTTTGATCTTGAATTGTTGAACAAGATTACAAACAACGGAACGCCTTATAAAACCCTGAATGTTTGTCTAGCAGGCACGGGCGTGGGTAAGTCTTTGTTTCTTTGCCATCACGCGGCTAACTGTTTAATGCAAGGCAAGAATGTGCTGTATATCACTTGCGAAATGGCAGAAGAAAGAATCGCTGAACGCATTGATGCTAATCTGATGGATACTGCTCTAGATGACCTGAAGGCTTTGCCTAAGGATATCTACGACCGCAAGATGCGGCGTATCATGGAGCAGACTACAGGCAAACTGATTATCAAAGAGTATCCCACAGCAACAGCCAATGTTATGCACTTCAAGCATCTGTTGGATGAACTGCGTCTCAAGCGTAACTTCACGCCTGAGATTATCTTTATTGATTACCTGAACATCTGTGCTTCGTCTAGAATGAAGCAGAGTGCAACCGTGAACTCGTATACATTCATCAAGGCTATTGCAGAAGAACTTCGTGGTCTTGCGGTGGAAACAGGCGTTCCTATCTTTACTGCCACACAAACTAACCGTTCAGGTTTTGCTAGCACGGATGTGGAACTTACAGATACAAGCGAGTCGTTCGGTCTACCGCAAACCGCAGATTT